TCCAGTTGAAATATCTATTTTTGCTTGGATGACTAATGTTTCATTTGCCGGTCTTACTGCCGGTGCCGTTGCTACTGCACAGTCCGGTATGGAGAAGAGACCAAAGAAGAAGAAAGGATCCGGTAAAGCACCTAAGTTCAATGGCATGTCCAAAGAAGAACAAGGTGAATATAAGAAGGATGGGATTATATCCGCTCCTGCGAGTACCGTGAAAGAAATTGCTGATTATTTTACAGCGATACCAGTAATAGGTCCTTTCGCTAAAGCCACTAGTATTGGTGCTGGGGCAATTAGTGGTATAGCTAAACTTTTTGGTTATGCTAAACCACCTATTCTCACCGATACTGTGTTTGTTCGACCTCAAAATATAGGTAATTTAGCAAACACTAGTGGTTCTGATCCAATACAAAAATTATCATTGGATCCAAAACAGGAACTTACAATAGATCCTGGAACCGTTGGTTTAACACCTGATGATCAAATGGCTTTTGGTTATATAACCAAGCGCGAAGCTTTCATCGATAATTTTCAATGGAACACATTAACTACCCAAAATACTGGGTTGTTATATTCCATTGTTGTTCATCCAACAGTAGCCCCTAAATACGAAATTAGTGGTGACACTATTTTCGCTAATACTCCATTGTCATTGGTTTCACGACCATTTGGATTTTGGAGCGGTTCATTACGCTATCGTTTTCAGATAGTTGCCTCACAATTTCACAGAGGCAGACTTATGTTTGTATATGAACCAACGTTTGATGTGAGTGGTACTGTACAAGATACCAATGATAGATTTGCTCACATCGTTGATATCTCAGAAGAACGAGATGTCACATTTGAAGTCAATTGGACCCAGCAAAATGCTTACGGTCAATTAGATGACTTCCCCAGTGGTGCTACCACCATTGAGGGTCCTGGCAATTTTAGTGCAAGTTTCGGTGAATATGTAAACGGGAGGATTTCCGTTTTCGTCGTTAATCAACTTGCAGCACCTACTGATGGAGCCAACGTAGAAGTAAATGTTTTTATTTCTGCAGGCGATTCTTATGAGGTCAAAATGCCAGTACCAATGGGTTCTGCTGCGTACGCAAATAATATTGTACCAGTCGGTCCCCCAGCACTTGCACAGTCCGGAAAAGAAGTATCTTCCGGTGCTACTGTTACTAGTGCTGAAAATATGCCAGAGCAAGACACTATGTATGTTTTGAATGGCAAGCCAACTTGTGCACATGCTGAACAATCAGATGTGTATTTTGGCGAAGCGACAGTATCTTGTCGATCTCTCTTAAGACGATACTGTTTCCACAGAGTGCTTGCTTTACAGCCTAACGAAAGCGGGGCCATATTTTTAAATGTTTGGGATCAATATAATTTCCCAAACGGCCCTGGTCCTAGTTATGGCAATTCGCAAGCTAGTCCATTAACCCGTATTGCAGGCCCCGCAGATTATAATATCTGCGCTATGACCTATTTACGATGGTTCTCCCAAGCCTTTATTGGCTATCGCGGAGGAATTCGTTGGAAAATAACATTTTTCAACGAAGATATGGACATAATGTCTGTTCGTGTTGTGAGAGATCAGCGAATAGGCAATACCAATGAATCATTGGTTACTACTTCGGTATTTAATGGTGCAACAACTAAAAATGATGTATCACAAAACTTTCTTTTAGAAAGAGTGTACCGAAACACTATGGTAGGCGCAGCTGTAACAGCTGCAAATGTCAATCCTACAATTGAATACGAGATACCTTATTATAATAATTATAGGTATACTGACAACAATGCGTCAAAGTTTAGCTTTGAAGGGTTCCAAAGAAGTGACAGACATATGTTTTCATATACGTCACGCCATGAAAATAATAACAATTATTCATGGATGGAAACCCATTGCGCAACTGGAGAAGATTTTTCATTTTTCTTCTTCATTGGAGCACCACCATCAGTAATTGGTGATGCTTCCACAGTTACACCTTTGTAACTAAACAGCCGCTTTTAATACGAAAGACACATGCAACATGTGTCTTTTTAAAAGACACATGGTCGGGCCATGTGAGCCTTAGCGGCGGGAATACTTGGGATCTTTGGTGATACCAATCTCTGTACTTAAACTAGTAACACACTAGGGTTTTAAATCAGTGATTGGATCACTGATGGAATTTTCCCGAGTAGTGCGAAC